TTGCATATAATTATTAACGAAACAATTTAAACACTATGAAAACAATTGAAAAAATAAGTTTAGACAAAATACAAAGAACCTATACAATGGGTTTTAACTACACGTCAACAATTAGCGAATTTTCAAGAATAGTTTATTTTACTGATGGCGCTAAAATATCCGTAATGGCTTTATTAAGCGAAATAGGTAATAATGGTTTGGATTCTTGGAATAATGTAGAAAAAATGAAACGCTCAAATTCAAACAAAAATATACAAAAATATTTATCTCAATTTTTAAACCAATCAAATATTATTTAATTAAAACAAGGGGTGCGACTTGGTAACGCACATTAATTTAAAAACTATGAAAACAGAATTTAACAAAGTAATTGACTTCTTGGAAACACAACAACAAGAAGACAAGCAAAACACGAACCAACTGCATTTAATTATTCAAACCTTAGCAACATTTTTAGACGATGAACAATTGCAGGAAGTAGAAAATTTATTTAACCAATTTAAAAAATAAGACTATGAAAAATTTAATTGATTACTTTACACCTGTAGCCGAAGAACACAAATCGTTTTTAAGGCACTTTTTAAGCACTCTAACGGCTTTTATTGTTTTGGGTGGTATGTTTTATTGTTTAATGTATTTAAAAGCGTTGTAAGATGGAAAATAGAAATTTAGAATTTTGGAATAAAGGTTGGGAATTAACCTACGAATTTACAGGTTGGACTTATTCCATAGCAGGAACTTGGGAATTTAACGATTGGGACGAAGTTTCGGAATATGCGTTTATTGAATTAGACGTTGAAATTTCGCAGAAGTGGGAAACAGAAACAGACGATAATTTACAACCGCACGTTTTAGGGGTTCGTATTTTAGAAGATGTCCGGTTAGAAATGCAGGAAGCAATAAACAGCGATTTAGCACACTACAACTTTTGGGAATGGAAAACAAGCAATGACGATAGTAACTACACTTTTTATTACGAGTTATGACAAGCGGAACGATATACGAGCAAATGGATTGGTGGCAGAGACAATGGCGCGGTTCATTTGATTTAGGGTTATACCTTGAGATTTGCAGAATTAAAAAAAACGAACAAATAAAATATAAAGAAATGAAACGATTTAAGGTAACATTTAAAACTTGGGCGTATGTTGGCGCACCTGTTAAGTTAGAAACACGAATAGTTGAAGCTTACGACTTCCAGCACGTTAAAAACTTAATACAAAAAAATGATGACATTATAATTGAAATTAAACAAATAGAAAAATGAACCAAAATAAAATGTACAGGTGTATAAGACTTATGCAACACCTTGAAGAAAAACCAAGAAATATAAATACAATAGCAAAATATTTAAATGTAAGTTCAAGAACAGTTTACCGGTATCTTAAACTTTATGAAGCACTTGGATATGAAGTAAAAAAAGATATGTTTAATAAAGTAAAAATAGAAAAAATATGACAGCACTACAGCAAGTATTTAGCGATTTAGAAGAATTGCATCCAAATTTATTTAATGTTTACACAACAGAAGGTAAAGAATTTATTAACCACTTTCACAAGTATTTAGAACTGGAAAAGCAACAAATAATTGAAGCACACGGAAACAAGCAAAAAACAAAAAGCAACCCCGACTCAATTGTTACTTACGGTTATACCTTTACAGGTGAAGAATATTATAATAAAACCTATAAAAACACGAAACAATGATAGAACTAATAAAAGAAATAATCGAACAAGACGGACTTGCACAAAAAAACCGAAAACGTGAAATAGTACACCGAAGAATTTATTTGTTTAGGAAGCTGCGAGAAGACGGACACACACTAAAAGGAATTGGAAGCCTGTTCAATATGAACCACGCAACAATATTACACGGTTTAAAAACTTACCAAGATTTAAGCGATGTAAATGACAAGTTATTTTTACACGACATCGAGTATTATAAATTGCTTTTGAGTTTAGAACGTCCAGAACTTGACTTGCGTAAAGAAATAAAAGAAGCAAGGAACTTAAAAGACTTACGTAAAATTCAGTTAAGAATAAAAAATAAATTTTATTAATCGTGTTTATGTCAAATTAATTATTAAATTTGCGATATGGTTCGGTCTCACGTAATAGAACAAAAAAAATTATTAACCCTTGTTAATGAAGCAGAAGTGAGACCCTGCGGATTCAACAGGGGTTTTTCATTTAAAAAAAATTTAAAGTATGAAAGGTTGGATTAAAATACACAGGTGCTTATTAGAAAACCCTATTTACAATTGTGAGCCATTTGATAGGACACACGCTTGGATTGATTTATTATTATTAGCAAATCATAAAGAAGGATATTTTTATAAACGTGGTATTCGAGTTGATGTAAAAGAAGGACAAGTTGGTTACGATATTGATAGTTTAGGTAAGCGATGGAAATGGTCAAGGGGCAAAGTTGAAAGGTTTTTAAATTCGTTAGAAAATGATAAAAATATAGTAAGGCAAAAAAACAATGTAACTACTTTAATATCAATAGTTAAGTACAAAGAGTACCAAGCAAACGATAACGCAAACGAACACCAAACGATAAAGCAAACGAACACTAACAAGAATGTTAAGAATGAAAAGAATGAAAGAAGTATATTTATAGAACCTACTTTTAATGAAATACTTGAATATTGTACACAACGAAAAAACGGAGTTGATGTAAACAAATTTTTAAATTTTTATTCTTCTAAAGGTTGGATGGTTGGTAAAAATAAAATGATAGATTGGAAGGCTTGTGTAAGGACTTGGGAAAAACCAATAGAAATACAAGAAGTTAACGAACCTAAAAAATGGAAAGCACCGTGGAGTTAAATGGATATAAAATAACCGAAGCTGGAGACGTAATTACTCAACTATTTAAATATAGAGACAATTACAATAATAAAGGCAAATATTTAGGATTTAAAAGTTTACACGAACATTATTCTATGAGTTTAGGAAATTGTACAGATTGGACAGGTTTTCCTATGAGCGGTAAAACGCAAGTATTAATGGAATGTTTAATGAACACTTCTAAATTTTATGGTTGGAAGCATTTAGTTTACTTTCCGGATGTTGGTTCTAATGTAGAAATAATTGCTGATTTAATACATAAGAAAACAGGCAAGAGTTTTAATCCTTTAGATAGGAACACGATTGAAGACAAAGAAATAACACAAGCTATTGATTGGGTATTAGAACATTTTAAGGTATTAACTAAAAAAGATGTTAAGGCAAAACTAACGCCAATTCAATTTTGGGATATGGCTGTTGAACTAAAAAAACACGATGAACTACACACAGCTTCAATTGATAGTTGGAAAGACTTAAACCACCCATATAACGATTATGGTGGCTATGCACAATATTTAGAATATGTTTTGCCTTACAGAAATCAAATTGCAGAAGACAACGATTTACATTTGCACACGATTATACATCCAAAACTAACTGAAAAAGAAAACGGAAAAAGAAACGCTCCTGTTCCTTACGATTTAAAAGGTGGTAGCGAATGGTTCAATAGTGGTAAATGTATGATTACAGTACACAGGCAAGACCCAACTTTTAATTTAGCTGAATTACACTTTAATAAAATTAAACCACGTTCAAACGGAAATATTGGAATGATTGAAATTTGGTTTGATAAAGAAAAATTGTGTTACTTTGAACAATCAAACCCAGCGCCTAATGTATATGAAAAAACTTTTGCTTGTAAACAAACAATTTAAAAACTAAAAAAATGGAACTTGAATTATTAAGTAGCAGAATAAACTTAAACCACACTTGTTTAAAATTACAAGTTAGCATTGAAGACATAAAAACGAAACATCCAAAAAGAACCGATTTAATAAGTTCAATGGAGCAAAGTTTACACGAAATAAAAAAAGCAATGTTAGTTTACCACACTTTAGAAAAAGAATTTAGAGCGACAAGACAAATAAATTTTGACCTTCAGCGTATAAATTTAGAGCAGATGCAGGAAATACAAAATTTTAAAAGACAAATAGAGTTAAACAATATGGAACTTTGAAAACACGAACTAAAAAATGTTTTAACTGCAAAGAAGAATTTACACCTTTTAACACCTTACAAAAGTTTTGTTTAAAAAACGAATGTATAAAAGCAATGGTTGAAACGCAAAAGTTAAAGGAATGGAACAAGAAGAAAAAAAAATTAGTTGAAAACTTAAAAACTGCAAACGACTATTTAAAAATTGCTCAACAGGTGTTTAATAAATTTATTCGTGTTCGTGACGCTGGACTAAATTGTATATCGTGTAACAAACCTATTATAGGAGTAAAACACGCTTCACATTATTTAAGTTCAGGAGGACATTCAGCAGTTAGATTTAACGAAAATAATGTTTGGGTATCTTGTTATAAATGCAACGTTATGTTATCAGGTAATTTAATTCAATATAGAAAAAGATTAATAGTAAAAATAGGAATTGAAAAAGTAGAATGGTTAGAAGAATTTGGAAATAGAGAAAAAAAATGGAGTAAAGACGAATTAAAATTGTTAATAAAACAATATAAAGAAAAGATTAATGAGTTAAATAAATAATTATTTTTGTATTGTAGAGTTACGGCTACATTTAAAAACATTTTAAATCCTTAGCGTAAGTAGAGCCCGTAACCTCGAAAGCGTTAAGGTTTTTTTATTTATGGAAGTTTGGAAAAATGTTATTGGATATGAAGAAATTTATCAAGTATCTAATTTAGGAAGAATTAAAAGAGTTGGTAAAAATCATTTATGCAACTTTAAATATCAAGGTGATTATTATCTTAAACCACTTGATAATGGTAAAGGATATTTAAGAATAAAATTATCAAATAAAGGAGTTTCTAAAAGAGTTATGCTTCATAGAATTATAGCAGAAGCATTTATTCCTAATCCAAATAATAAAAAAGTTATTAATCATATTAATTGTAATAAAAAAGATAATTCAATTAAAAATTTGGAATGGTGTACTCAAAGTGAAAATTGTTTACATTCAGTAAAATTAGGAAGGTGGACACAAGGAATAAACAAAAACTAAAATGAATTATAACAACGACTTTAAACACGATTTAGAAGTAGGACAAGTTTATGAAAAAGAACTTGGAAACTTACTGCAAAAAAAAGTAGAAGTTAAACGCGACTTTCGTTGTTTAGAAACTAAAAACGTTTTTGTAGAATATGAAAGTAGGGGCAAACCTTCAGGAATAGCAACAAGCGAAGCCGACTATTATTGTTTTTGGTTCAGCGATGTTCACTGTGTAATTATAAAAACTGACAAATTAAAAGAACACTGCCGTAAATGGATAGGAACAAACCGCGATGTTTTTGGCGGTGACAATAACACAAGCAAAGGTGTTTTACTACCTATTACAATTTTTTTTGAAGATATTTATTAAAAACAGTTGTTTATTAAATAAGTATTTGTATATTTGTATATAATTAAAAACAACAACTATGAAAACAATCGCAGAATTAAACGCAAAAATGGTATTAATTGCACAAGCAAACAATTTAACTTACGAGCAATTTAGAAAGTTACCAAGAAAAAGATTTATTGCAATGTGCAATACTTATAACAACAAATAATTTAAAACAAAAACTATGAAACATTTATTTAAAAGTTTAGCAGCGTTCCAACAAGAAGTACCTGTTATTCACAAAGCAACACAAGGTTACGGTTACACTTACGCAGATTTACCGAAAATCTTTGAAGTAATTAATCCATTATTAAAAAAACACGGATTAGGATTTACTCAATTAATTAATGGAACACAAATTGCAACTTGTTTATTTCACGTTGAAAGTGCTGAAAGTATCGAAAGCAAAATTGATATTCCGCAAGGAGTAATTTTAAAAGGAATGAATGAGTTCCAAGTATTAGGAAGTGCAATTACTTACTTAAGACGTTACGCTTTAAGTTCAATGCTTGGTTTAGTTACGGACAAAGACACAGACGCTTCTGGAGAACAAGTAAAACACGAACCTAAAAAACCAACTATAACAAACGAACGTTTTCAAAAAGCAATTGACGCCATAGGTAAAGGAGAATTTACAACCGAGCAATTAATCGCAACTTATTCTTTGACACCTGCACAATTAAAAACGTTAGAAGTATGAAAATACGTTGTTCAGCATTGGGGCGGTTAATGACCGCTCCACGCACCAAGACCGAAACATTAAGCAAAACAGCAAAGAGTTACATCCAAGAACTTGTTTTAGAAGAAAAATTCGGTATTAAAAAAGAATTTAGTTCACGTTACACGGACAAAGGTTTGCAATGCGAAGACGAGGCAATAAGTTTAGTAAATGATGTTTTAGGTTTAGGGTTTATATTCAAGAACGAAGAACATTTTAACAACGAATGGATAACAGGAACACCGGACGTAAACACGAATGAAATTCTTTTAGACATTAAATGTAGTTACGAAGCACACACGTTTCCGTTCTTTGAAGATGAAATACCAACTAAAGATTATTACTATCAATTACAGGGTTATATGTGGCTAACAGGAAAAACCGAAGCATTACTTTGTTATTGTTTAGTCAATACTCCTTTAGAAATAGTTGAAGACGAAATTAGACGTGAACATTGGAAACAATTTAAAATTGACGAAGACGCAGAAATTAGGGAATACGTAGAAAAGAAACATAACTTCGACCACCTTCCAGAACAAACAAAAGTAAAAGTCTTTAAAATAGAACGAGATGAAACTGTAATTTGGGAAATACAAACAAAGGTTGAAGAAGCAAGAATTTATTTTAACAGTTTAATTGAAACAATATGAAAGCAATACTATTATTTATAGTAATTATTGGATTACTTTTACCTATTGCAATACTTTTATGGAAAATGTTAATTGATGAATTTAAAGGTAAATAATATGAAAGCAATACTTGAATTTAACCTACCTGAAGACAAAGAAGATTTTGACTTTGCAACCAACGGAATTAATTATTATTCAGCATTATTTGATTTTGACAATTGGTTAAGAAGCGAATACAAATACAACGGTAACGAAGCAATGTTTGAAGTAAGAAAAAAACTAAACGAATTTATTAACGAAAACAACGTGAAAATATGAAAGAGAAAACAATCGCAATTATTATTTGGATAGCAATTTATGGTTTTGCTGCCGTTGGTATTTACAATTTATTTAATTGGTTGATATGACACCACAAGAAAAAGCAAATGAGTTGCTTAAAAAATACTCTTGTTATTTTCACGGAGTAGATGAAAATGTTGTTTATGATGTAGTTATTCATAATGACGCCAAACAATGTGCATTAATAGCAGTTGATGAGATTATTAAAGTTTGTCCATATATAAGGCAAAAAGATTGGGAAACCTTAGAACAATTAAACGCTGCAAATATTTACTTTGTAGAATATTGGAACGAAGTTAAACAAGAAATAGAAAAATTATGAACATACAAATACAAGACAAAAACGTTTTAAGCGTTATGGCTAAATTCAAGGAACGTTCAGAAGCAGGAATAAAGAAATACAAGACAACGTTAGAACGAACCGATTTAACAACGTTAGAATGGCTTACACACGCACAAGAAGAAGCAATGGACTTTGTTCTATACTTGGAGCGACTAAAACACGAATACAAACAATTTAAATAAATAAAAATGGAAACAAGAAACAACACAGGTGCAATTTTTAAGAATGACAACAAAAAAGCGGAAAACCACCCAGATTACAAAGGCAAGGTAAACGTAAATGGCAAAGATATGGAAGTTGCTTTGTGGTTGAAGACTTCAGCAAAAGGAGTTAAATTTATGTCAGCTTCATTTAGCGAACCATTTGTAAAAGGTGAGCCACAAATTAACGGAACTTTAAAACAACCAAGTTATGTTAATTTAGATGTAAACGACGATTTACCATTTTGATATGTACATACAAGACGAACAGTTACGAACTGAAGTAAAAAACATTTTAAGGTTAAAAACACGAAACAGCATCGTAAAAGAAATACAAAGTAACGGGAGTAAATTCCATTTTTTCCAACTTACAAATTTTCTTCAGGGCAAAGACGTTTCACTTTCAACGCTTAAAAAAATAGATTACTTCGTAAACAAATAAAATTTTTAGATTAAAAACGTAGGCGCAGACTTGATTGTTTGCGCTTTTTTTGTTCTACACAACTAATTGTTAATAAATTCGTCTTTGTATTGTTGAAAAATTAATCATACATTTGCTTAATATCTAAACAATGAAATATTGGAATGGTTAACTAAAGTTGCAAAGCATCACAACGAATGGGTTAAAATGGTTAATCAATTTGGCGAGTATTTCTTTGCCGAAGACATAGTACAGGAGACTTACATAATGTTAATGAAATGGAGTAGCGAAGAAAAACTATTTAAAGACGGAAACATAAGTAAAGGTTATATGTGGTTGGCTTTAAAAAATACTTTCCTTCAACACGTGAACAAAAACAACAAAATCAAATTTATACCTTTAGACGATGTTTACAATTTAGCAGAAGAAAACAACACAGAAGAAAACGAAGCTTATAACGACTTGCTGAATAACGTAGATTTAGAATGTGATAGTTGGCATTGGTACGACAAACAATTATTTGAGTTATACAAAAACACGAATAAAAGCTTACGACAAATAAGTAGTGAAACTAACATAAGTGTAACAAGTATATTTAACACTGTAAAGACTTGCAAAAAACGAATTAAAAATAACGTAGGTGAAGACTACCAAGATTTTATAAACCAAGATTACGAACTAATAAAAAAGAAAAAATGAAAAGTAAAGGATTAGGCGATACAATCGCAAAAATTACAGAAGCAACAGGAATTGACAAACTTGTAAAATTTATTGCAGGTGAAGACTGCGGATGTGATGAGAGAAAAGAAAAGTTAAATAAACTATTTCCGTATGCAAAACCGTTGTGTTTAACCGAAGACGAGTTTAACACGTTAGACACTTATTTTAAGCAAAACACGAACACACTTACAAGCGACGAACAAACAAGTCTAATAGCAATTAACAACAGAGTACTAAATCAAAAATTAACCTTTAGTACGTGTTCAAGTTGTCTTCGTGATTTAGTAAGTAAGTTAAGAGTAATTTACAATGAGTACAGTCCAGAACAAACAGAAGAAGTAACGACTGAAGAAATATAAGTTAATAAGAGAAAAATAAGAAGAAATGGCTAACGATGAAAATTTAAAACCTGCAACAAAAGGCGAAGTAAGAAATCCAAACGGAAGACCAAAAGGAAGTAAGAACCGAGCTACAGTTGCAAGGCAATATCTTGACTTAATAACCAAACAAAAAAACGGACTCACAGGCGAAGTTGAAGAATTAAGCCAAGAAGAAGTAATTACTTTAGCGATGTTAACCAAAGCAAGTAAAGGCGATGTTAATGCTTACAAAGCGGTTATGGATAGCGCATTTGGACAACCTAAACAAACAACCGATACAAATTTAAGTGTTTCAGACTTTGATGTAAAAGACCTATTCCGAATTGATAGTTATAAACCCGAAGTTTAATTATTTAGGAAGTCCTTCACGTTACTTTATTGTAACAGGTGGTCGTGGTTCGTCCAAGTCTTACAGCGTTACAACGTTCTTACTTTTACTTACGAAGGAAAGCGGACACGTTGTTTTGTTCACACGTTATACTTTAGTTTCGGCATCCATTTCAATCATACCGGAATTTATAGAAAAAATTGAGTTGATGCAAATGGAACAAGACTTTGTCGTAACAAAAGACGAAATAATAAACCTACAAACAGGAAGCAAAATAATATTCAAAGGAATAAAGACAAGTTCTGGAACACAAACGGCAAACTTAAAATCTTTGCAAGGTGTTACAACTTGGGTTCTTGACGAAGCAGAAGAACTTACAGACGAAGACACTTTCGATAAAATAGATTTATCAATAAGGCACAAGACAAAACAAAACCGAGTTATTCTTATTCTTAATCCTACGACAAAAGAACATTTCATATACGACAAGTTCTTTGAAAGCAAAGGAATAGAACAAGGAACAACACTAATAAAAAACGATACCACTTACATACACACAACGTACTTGGATAATATAGAAAACCTATCCGAGTCTTTTTTAAAACAGGTTGAATACATAAAAGAACGAAGACCTGAAAAGTACAAACACACAATACTTGGTGGTTGGTTAGACAAAGCTGAAGGAGTTATATTTACCAATTGGAAGATAGGAGAATTTAAAGAAGTTGGAGTAAGTGTGTACGGTCAAGACTACGGATTTAGTGCAGACCCTACAACGTTGGTTAAGACAAACATAGACAAAGCAAACAAAATCATTTACGTTAAGTTACTGTACTACAAACAGGCGTTAACCACAAGTCAAATAGCAAGGTTAAATTCAGACTTTGCAAGTAAAGATTTAATAGTAGGCGACAATTCAGAACCACGATTAATAAGCGAACTAAACGCACTTGGAAATAATGTTGTACCGACAATTAAAGGAGCAGACTCTGTAATTTACGGAATAAGTTTACTACAGGATTACGACTTAATAGTTAGCGAAGACAGTATAGATTTAATCAAAGAGTTAAACAACTATTGTTGGTTGGAAAAAAAGTCAAAAACACCACAAGATGCGCATAACCACGCCATTGATGCATTGCGTTATGCGGTGGCATATCAGTTAGACAATCCAACAAAAGGTTTATATTTTATAAGATGAACGATTTAGAAGTAATGATGCAATGCGTACAGATTTACATCTACCAAAAAAAAGGTGTAAAGGTTCGTATTTATTTACGTGACATTAGAGATATTAATATGTTAAAACACGCATACGATTACATACAAAAAAACGAACACAACAAAACAGCAAATAATTAATTATAGATATATGAAGTTAGAAATAAACGTACCAACAACTTTAAACGAAATACCATTAAAAAGCTACCAAGAATTTTTAAAGGTACAGGAAGGAAGCAACGACAAAGAATTTATAGCGCAAAAAATGGTTCAAATATTCTGCGGTATAGAATTAAAGGACATAGTAAAAATGAAGTTGACAAGTTTAAACGAATTAATAACACACTTTACAAAGTTGTTTAGCGAAAAGCCAAAATTTCAACCAACGTTTAAAATTGGAACACAAGAGTTTGGGTTTATAACTAACCTTGAAGAAATAAGTTTTGGCGAATATGTAGACTTGGAAAACAACTTACTAAAGTGGGAAGACTATCACAAAGCAATGGCTGTTATGTACCGACCTATTAAAATGAAGTTCAAAGACAAGTACGAAATAGTTGATTATACACCAATGGAAGAAATGCACGAGTTAATGAAGTTTACGCCTGTTGACATAGCAATAAGTTCAAGTGTTTTTTTTTGGAATTTAGGAAGCGAATTATTGACAGCTACGCTTACTTATTTGGAACGGCAGATAAAAACGAACAAGAAGACGGAAACGAGTTTAGCGAACAAGCTCAATTTGGAAAACAATGGGGTTGGTATCAATCAATTTATGCACTCGCTCAAGGAGACATTACAAGATTTGACACAGTCACCAGCTATCGACTTACTCAATGTCTCACCTATCTTACCTTCGAAAAGCAAAAGCAAGAAATTGAACAACGCCAACTTAATAAACTAAAACGATGACAGGTTATTACAACTTATTAGACAAATTAAAAACACACTTTGACGCAGACGTTATTGTTAACACGGTAACACAAGGAGACATATTTAAAGTTGATTTAAGCAAACAAACAATATTTCCTTTATTACATATAATGGTAAACAACTGCACGTTAGACGAACGCACAACGACTTGGAATATTAGTTTAATAGCAATGGATGTTGTAGACTTGTCCAAGAACGCGACAACAAATATTTTTTTAGGTAACGACAACGAAATAGATGTTTTGAATACACAACACGCAGTATTAAACAGGGCGTACGAAATAATAAAACACGGAAGTTTAGCATACGATTTATTTATGGTTGAAGGAACTGCAAATTTAGAACCATTTACAGAACGGTTCGAAAATTATATGGCAGGATGGACTATGACTTTTGACGTAGTAACACCTAATGAAATGACTATTTGTTAAGATGAAACAAAGCGAAGTACAAAAAGAACTTGAAAGGTTTCGTGATTACGTTATTAAAGAAGCACGTTCAAATTTAACACGAAGTCAAAAGAACGTTTCTAAAGGACTTTACGAAAGTTTAAAAGGAAATGTTAAGGCAATGCCGAATAGTTTCAGTATGGACTTTGAAATGAACCAATACGGGCAATTTCAAGACAAAGGAGTTAAGGGCGCAAAACCAAGTTTAGTAAAAAACGGAAAACAAAAAGCTCCGAATAGTCCGTTTAGTTTTAAAAGTAAAATGCCACCTGTTGAACCTTTGAGTAAATGGGCGCAAAAAAAGAATATAAGATTTAGAAATGCAGACGGAACATTTGCAAAGGGTGGTTATAAGACTTTGGGTTTTTGGTTACAAAAAAGAATATTTGCACAAGGAATTAAACCGAGTTTATTTTTTACCAAACCATTTGAAAGCGCATTTAAAAGATTGCCGGATGAACTTATTGAAAAGTTTGGTTTAGACGCAATGAATTTATTTAAACAAACACAATTTAAAAACGAAAAGAAATAATGGCTAATATATTTGCACGTTCACCGTATTTAATTAGGATTGCAGAAACAGGGCAAAACGGCTCAAAATTAGAATTGTTTTTAGCAAATGGTTCTTTTTTAGGAAGTCCACAATACACGTTGAGTAAATTAATACCAGCGTCAAACAACGTTGAAACACTTTACGACATATCACCATACATTCGTGAATACATAAGATTTACAAGTTGTTCAGCAGGTGGAAATATAGCAGCAACAAACCCAACAAATGAACGAGTAAACGTAAGGGTTAAACGTTATAAATTAGTAGGTTTGACTTATACTCTTTTAAATACAATTGATTACATAGCATTTGATGGTTATTCATATTACGAACAAGGATTTAATTTTGACAATGGAAACTACGGACTTGACGCAGGAAATTATTACTACAACCCAACTTCAGACGCAG